GCTTTCCTGACGCCAGCGGTTCTGAGTGTGCGCGTACTGTTCACGCGCCATCTGTTGTGCGTTCTTGGCGTTCTCGTTGTACATGGCTTGCTGTGCCTTGTACTGCTGTTGCTGTCCGATGAAACCAACCACAGTGGAGGCTGCACCGATTGCAAGCTGCAAGCCCGCCATAGCACCAGCACCTAGCATGATGCACATTTAGTTGCTCCTGTAAAACCTATAGAATGGGACATTACGATCAGCCCCAATGAAGTGATGGGCGAACTCGATTGTGAACCCCATGTAGGATAGCCACATGACATGGGTAGAGTTCCTCACATCAACGTAGTTTGTTAGGTAGTCGTACTTGTCAGTCCATTCACGGACCTTCTTCCGGCCTTCCTTGACGAGCGACTTGCCATACTTGCTGACAAGGGGAGTACCGAGCATCCACGGTATACCCTCCCCTACACCAGCGATGAGAATAGGATGACCATCAGGGCGGGTAGCGATGAACGCTTCGTCGCTGTTACGGATCGAATACTCGATGGCAGACTGTGCGTCCCATCCAATCATAGCAGTGATCTCGTTCTTGTCTGCTTCACGGAGAAGCGGGGCGATGATGGCAGCGTCCATTACAGACGCCGCCCTGATGTTGTAGGTCATATTCTCCTAGTCTTGGGGTACCAGAGACCCACCCATTCGGCACTGATGATGCCTGATGGGACAGCCTGGTCATTGAGGATGTCGATTGCTACGCGAGTGTTCTCGCACTTCACAGGGAAGGAGTAATCACTCTCCTCCAAGACAAGCTCCTCAGTCTTCATCATGGGATCATCAAGTGACCATGCGTTGACTGCGCTGTCGTAGGTGAACTTGGCCCTGTTCTCAGGCGTCACCTCTACAGTGAAGTAGGAGGTGTCGGAGAACGTGAGCCTCATACGGAGGACCTGAGTGCGGCCTTCAGTGATAACAAGAGGACCACTATCCCCGTTCTTCCTGACGTACAGCGGGGAAAACCTGTAGCGGAACGTATACGGGAAGCCAGCGTAGACCTTCTCGTTCCTGGTATCACCCTCCAGTCGGATGGTGGTTCCAGTGAAGCTGTCTACCAGCAACTTGTGTCCCGGTTTGTAGGTCCCAGTGCCAGAGTAACCAGTCCACGCCTCGACACTAGATGTCACCGTATAGGGCATCGTGTAGGAGGTGCGGTCATTACCGACATCATAGGTACCACCGGACAACTCAACGCGCTGGTCGAGGTAAATCTGGAAGGTCATTCCAGTGTCCACGGCATCCACCTGACAGGGGACCTTCACGATACGGACATCAGTCCCATCCAGAAGGACAAGCCACAGGTCAGTGTCAATGAAGTCACAGGACAGGATGGTCGCTCCGAATTCCCAACGGCTCCACGAAGCCTGAGGTTTCTCTCGTCCAGACCAGTAGTACTTGTACACATAGAGACTACTCTGGCGTTCCGTGGATAACCCAACAGTCATGTTGAGTTCAGTCGAGGAGGTCATCTTGAAGATGTTCTTGGGAACGTAGTCAGGGCAGTGGGAGTTCGCTTCAAGAGGTGTCTGGATAGTCCCAGTCTCATCAAGCCACAACTCTCGCACCACAGCGCGGTCATTGTCCTTGCCCACCCAGTACATGAAGGAACCGGAGGACACGGGTTTACACCCAACGTCCACTGAGAATTCACCAAGGAGCCTGATGGCTGCACTCTTGGGGGTCAGTAGATCACCACCAGTGATGCGGAACTGAGCGTTCTCAGCGAAGCACAAGAGGTCACCGTTGAAGGACGAGGCGTACTTGAGGATGGCAACCTTGGGGAACGAGGAGCCGATATCGATGGGATCAGTGTCGAGGATCGTCGTGAGCGTCCTGCGCCAGAAGTTAAAGAAGTCACCTGAGGCAGACATGACGGTGTTCTCTCCAGCCACGAAACCAAGTCTGTTGCGGTGGAGGAAGACATCGTTGATGGCCTGACCGATGAAGGAGGGTTCCGGGGACTTCTCCTCATCACCTACCAGTCGATCACCCCATATTGCTTGTTTGAACGTGAAGGAGCCGTTGCTCTCACGGACGAGGATGTAAGGCATGGTCGCTGCATCAAAGCCAAGCTTGACACCAGGCTTGCGCGTCTCCTTCCACACACGGCCATCACTCTCGTACTTGACCCAGTAGTTGTCGAAGTTGTTGGAACTCTCTCCCGAAATCTCAACCACCATACCGTTCTCAGTATACTCAGGGAGATTAGAGAAACGCTGTGTCTTCCCCTTCACGGACTTCATGGCGTTGTTGTTGAAGCCATCGTTGGTCGTGATGGTGAAGTCTGTTGAGGAGTTCTTGATGTAGATAGAGTTACCGTAGCGGGTTACCGTCCACGGTGCAGAAGCAGCTATACCAGTGCCGCTTGCTGACGTATTATCATACTGAGAACCTCCAGCACCAAACTCTCCTTGGAATGAACTAGCACCAGAGTTGGAGTAAGAGTTGGTCAGGCCATACGCAAGAGTTTGAGCGATGACAGTTGTATCGATATACTGTAGATGGAAACGGTTACTTCCATCAGGGGTGGTACACTGTGACCTAGTGGAGCCGTTGATGATGATCTCATACTTACGGGCGTAGTTACCCGCCATGACAGCAACAAGAGCTTCAAAGGGACGAGTAGGCTCAGTGGCCGACCTCATCGCAGTCACTACGGACTTGTTAGAGATGAACGTGTAGTCAGCGATGGTGGTGACAGCGAAGCCCAACTTGGGGTCACTGTTGTTGAGGTAGGTCTTCCCGTTGGGGAAGTTGACGGTCTTCTCGTTACCAGCCAGATCGAACACCTTGAGGTCACCGTTGGTGATGAAGACCACGTAGCGTTCTACGGCGTCACGGTTGATGATATGAGTGAATGCAGAAGAGGCACCAGTGACAGCACCTACGTTCTTGATGAGGTGTGCCGGGGGTCGCTTGAGGAGACCCTTGGTGAGGGTAGAGTACCCGTTGATCTGTTCATCCCCCTGAGTGACCAATCTCAGGGATGCAGCTTGGGTGCTTACCCCGTTAAGCAGATTGGGGATAGAGGAGGTGAATGCCGACATTAAATTCTCCTGCGGGCCATCTCTAGTCCAGCGGTACTGTCGCGGAACATGTTATAGTCAGAGGCTTCAGCGTCTTCCTTCAGAAGCTCCAGCCATGCTTCGTCCTTGCGGCGTTGAGTGAAGGCATGTCTGATCTCTGAAGCCATATCCGTGTCAGTGAACTCCAATCCTGCACATGCAGTGATGTAGTCACGGGCAGTCTGCGGGAGTTCCTCCCATGCAAGACCGAGGACGAGGTCTACCTTCACGCTTTCAGTGAAGACAAACGTGTGATCGTTGGGGTCGTACAGCTTAGTACCACGCTGAACCCACGGCTTCTCCCACCTATCGTCCCCCACAGGGTCCACTCTAAGTGTGTTAGCGGGGAGGATGAGGTTACCGTTGCCGTCTGGCGTGATCTCGTATTCAGCGTCTGTGTTGAACCACCAGCCTCGCTTCTGTACCTTGCGGGAGTGGTCGCGGAGAAGCCGCACACACTGTTGCACATCAGCGTTGCCAGTGTCGATTGAAGACACCTGGCCCTCACCGATAGCATTCAGCATCTCGTTGATGGCTTCTAGTTCTGTAGTGAGAGCAATAGCGTCCATGTTGTCCAAAGAAAAAAAAGCCGAGGACCACCCGAAGGCGATCCCCGGCGGGGTTAACTTGAAAGATAGGTTATCGCCGCAGACAGGACGGCTACGTTGTCCTTTGCGTGACCGAGCATGGAATTACATGTCGGGCAAAGAAGGCCGCGTACTTGTCCTGTGGTGTGGCAGTGATCAATGACCAAGGGGTTGTGCTTGAAGGTGGCATGTGGGATGTCATCCGCATGTGTTTTGCAGATGGCACAGCGGTTGCCTTGTTCTTCCTTCATGCGCTCAACGTCACCGACAGTAAGACCGTATCGCTTAGCAGCTTCAGTGCTAGAACGACACGGCTTACATTCTGTACGATGGATACCACGCTCCTTACGGAACTGATATTCGCTGAGGGGCTTGGTCTCACCGCAGACGCGGCAGACCTTCTCAGTCAATGTTAGGCGCTCTTAAACTCAAACGCGCATTCCGGCCTCAAAATTCCGTGTCCGCACGCATACTTAGCAAGCAGCAGCGTGGACTGACGGCGCGGGTCCCACATGCTCTCAGAGCGAACGTCCATGAGCTTGACGGTACCAACGGCCCACGGGTGCCAACCGATGGCGACAGTCGTGGAGTAGTTGGCGCGATAGCCAGACGGGATAGCGGTG